AGAAAACTTGCGTTCCCAATTGGACATAATTTCACGGCTCACGTAATAAGTCGCATCTAACTCACACTTGTTAGTGATCCACAAGGTATCTCTAACCGTAATGAACGCCGCTTTATTCTGATCGCCTGTCTTGGTGTTGTCAGTGAAATCGAAATTCACACCGCCTGCACCTAAATCGACTTGAGCAACCCGTGAATCAGCCCGCATACCTGCCCAGCTGATGCCGTCTACAACGATGACATTTCCGTCAGTGTCTTTGTGACCATCCAGGAATTGATCGGCTACATGACGTCTAAGAGACTTCATGGTTTCACGTTGATCATCAATCAGCCCATCAAATCCTTCTGCCCGTTGAGCATTCCATTCACGCCAATTACGGAAAAAACCGTTATCGTGAATAGGGATCAATGAACCGTCGAATGTGAATTCAGTCTGATCGAACTTGACGCCAATCTGACCGGACATCGATGTTTGCGTATTGCCTGCATCCGATGCTTGTCGGAATTTATGCACCAAACGACCAATATTGACCGATTTAGACAGCGGCATCAAATCATTCAGATAAGTATCACCATCGTCTGACGTAAAAACCTCAACGGTTATATTGTCAAACTCTTGAAAGACTTCCTTCGGGATCAAGCCCTCATTGACTTTCAGCTGGCCCATGCTAACAAATAATTGTTCCTGCAGAGCAGCGTTATGCCGTACCAGGTTGACGTCATCCCATTGTCGCTGAGCATTAGGATAAATCAACCCGCTGGCGTTAGTAATTAACTTCTTTTGAAAATGCATGGTTAATCCTCCTATCTGCGTGCGCGAACTAACGTAGTTGCGCTAGTGACTATTGCTTCGTCAGAATAACACGCGATTTCTTCACTGGTAGCACCTACGACTGCAGGTGTAACTGCCAGTTTCAATAATCCCGCGCCGTTGCGTGACAATGGATCGCCTTTGATCAACGTCTGACCAGTTGCAACCAATACATTGAAAAATTCACCAGAACGCGGCGCAATAGCAACCATGTTCTCGTCAACCGTCCAAGCTTCAGTCACAGCTCGTGAGCGCTGTTGATCTTTATCGGCAATGATGAGTTGTTCGCCAAATATCGTTGCTGCAATATTGTTTGTATCCAATCCGGTCGCTAAACGTTTCAGTACAGTACCAGGAAGCACAGCCGAAACGGCAATACCTTCGATATTCTGTGGTTTTACGTCTGGACCATCAGCAGGGCCAACGAAAATGACTCTTTTTGAATTCTCGGCCATGATCTAGCCCTCCCTATTCTGGCAAAGCGTATGATTCAGGCTGACCGTCATCATTCACTTGCATGGTTGACCCAATCCCTACGCTGGACTGACAATTAGCCGCTAAACTTCTGACCTTATCAAGCGTCAAAGTTTTTAGCGTATCCGCGTCAAATCCTTCGTATTTTTTGGAAGAAACAATGACTTTAACCAGTTTGTCAAACTCGTCATCGTCTTTGCTGTTCAGTTTAGATTCAAGTCCTGCAATCTTGGTAGATAACGCTTTAATTTCGTTAACTACCGGATCGTCAGACTTGTCGTCATCCGCGTTATCATCGCCTGGTTTGGCGGTCAACGCTTCGTTGTATTTCGCCAGCAGATCATCTTCGGACATATCGGCGTTAACCTCAATCCCAAGCTTCTCTAATGCGGCTTTGATTTTATCGATCATGGTTTGATCCTCGTCGCTAGATGGTTGATTAATTGGTCTAAATTCAACGACACGCTCAACCGGTAGACGTGTATTTTGAATAGCTACATCTCCGAGATCAGAGACTGAATAATTTGATCGGAACATTTCATCATTAGGGGTTTGAAAGATAAAAGTGTCATCGAATACAGCAATAACCCAAGATTGTTCCTCAAATGAATCAATCCCTTCGTTTATTAGATTAAATAATTCGTGTGTAATTTGATCAAACGATAGTTCATGATCAGCATTGGTGCGTAGGTCGAGTGCTTTTACTGGTTCTCTTGGCACCACGTCTTCACTATCACAAGTGACAAACTCAACATCGAATTTTTCTTTGTTAACGCCAATACCGACCCCGCTCTTAGGTGTGGCAGCTCCAACCGAATCCAATAATATCGCATCATGATCAAAGACCATATTGCGTGCGATACCGTCAAATTCATCGCCAGCGGCGTTTGTTTGTGGCTCGTCTAACTCATCGACTTCGATAAATACACCAACACTGGTATGAATGGCGCGACTATCTGATCCATCTTCCATACCAGCGAAACGATCTAATAGTCGTTTGCCTTTATCACTCTTGAGCGCTTCCTGGACATTGATGATCTTATTAATTTTAATCCGACCATCAGCAATCTGCTCAACATTCTCGTTCCATGCGCCCACATAGAAGCCATTTAACGCAATGGGATCGCCAGCTGATAAGAATTGACCGTTAATCTCTGGATGCTCAAGCGGGGCTAATGTACGCTCAAGTGTTTTAAATGATTTAGAGACTTCTTCAGCAGGATACAGCATACGATTCATCACAATATCAGGCGGTAACGTGAAAGAAGTAATCACAATATGCTCGACACCATCACGCGCTTCACGCTTAATGTGTTTAGCATTAATCTTGGTTCTGCAGAAAATAAGCTTCTTTTTCATAGGCGTAATTTACAATAATTATTCGTCTATAGCAACTTTAGCCGCTAAAAAACGGTCGTTGCTTGATTAAACGTTCCTGCAATGCGGTTTCAATAACCCTACCTTCACTGTCAAGTAATACCGTTCTGACACTACATTTGCAATTAATCCGGTTGTGATCTCTACTCCACCATTCGTTTTGCTGCTCTGGTGTATAGACATTACCATGCCTGGCCGCATGACTCGCACGCGTGACTGATAACAACGCTGATATGTGTAAAACGGCGGTTGGTATACCAAACTCATCGCGATATAACTGAGCGGTTGCCGTTCTAGCGTTATTATTGGCTCGGTTGATCTCTGTGTCAACTATGCGTTTAGCGTCATTCGATGCAATATCGAATGCGGCGTTAATTTCCTCTCTGATCTCTCTAGGGGAACGATTACCGTTGATCCCGTTAACAATGGTCTGAAATACCCGGTTACTGGTCCTGTCTGACATACCGCTGATCGCTGTGTACGATGCTCGGACTTCTTTTGCAATATTATCCACAATCAACGGACGCGCTAGCAGCTGCTCATCGCTTAATACGAAAGGTAAGACAATTAACCCACTTACTAGCTGCTGAATATTAATGTTTTCCTGTACAGCGCCGACCCGGTACGCCTGTTCGTCGTATTTGGCAAACCACCAACCAAACGGCGGATCAACGGTCGCTGTTTCTAACTCACCACGAATAATTAACTCAATGTCGGTTTCAAGGCGTGATAATTCGAACTCTGTAATATCGTAGTTCCATAGCGATACTGTTTCAACATTGGGTATAACTCGCTGGACAATGCGTTCCCTGGGGATCAGTTTGAATAGCTCTTTGATCTTAATTCTAGCGCGTCTGAGCCGTTGATTATATTCAGCGAGCGCTTGCTTTCTGATCCGGGCAGTGTTCGAAGGATCTTTCTTACTCGTTACGACCGGCATCGTCTAGATCCTCGTCATCATCTGGCTCGTCTTCGTTGTCCTCTGGTAATTCTTCAGGATCAAAGCCTGCGATCTCTCTGATTTCTTCTTCGCTAAATACGGGCGAACCGCCTGCTCTAAATTGCGCTTCATTGGTTTTAGCCATCTTGCCCGACGTTTCAATTTGTTCATCCTGAGAACGCGCTAATAAGTCAGACCATTCGATTGTTAGATCAACCGGTGCGGGTAATACGTTGAACAAAACACACCAATCGATCCATTTAACGATGATTTCAGTCCCAAAATCACTGCGCCTAATGTTCTGTGTACCAAGGAAATGTTTAGCATCTTCGTCTGATGCTAATCGACCTTCCTGATGACCAATTAGAATCTTAGTGACTATTCCTGAACCTCCTGAAACATTACTTAAACTATTTTGATAAAATTCTGCTGGGTTATCGAGCTTAATATCCGGGTATTGGAATTCAAAGCCAGCAGAGACGAATTTCTTGCGCCATTTATTCAAGTATTCGTCCATTTGTTCTTCGAGCGCATCTTTATCTTTCTGAGTAGACGGTAGTTTGTAACCCTCTTTAGTGGTAATAACCGGCGCACTACGCGTATTTTGATAGAAGCCTTCACCGCCCGCACCACTGATTTTGCGCAAATCCATTAAATCATTAAATACAGATTCTAGCGCGCTAATGCCATAAATTGAACCATCATCTGAATCCTCTGCAACAGTAATGACTCGACTAAAATGAACCGTAAACGAAGCACTAGATCGCTCGTTCCGCCCCCCTGTCGCACTCGTTTCAACGTTATACAGTACCGGATTACCGAAATTAACACTTTTCGGATCATCGTCAGTCGTTGAAATTTTCAATTGCCCTTCATACAGCGGCGTGACTGACTCCACAGAATCAATGCCGGTAAGACTATCTATCGGTTCAGTCAATTCCTTATCGTCTTTGACACGGACAAATAGACCCGCATAACGACCGACGCGCTGACGGCGATCTAAGCCTTTCAATCTAGCCCATAGTTTGATGTTAAGCGCTAGTTGCTCAAGCTCACTGTTGAATTTATCACCACCATCAATCTCTGGTAAATCAGACCAGGTAAAATCAGGCGGTATGTTGCATACAGCTCTGGCAATACCGAAACGTCGATACATGTTCCAGAAATTAAAGAATGTGAGCGTGAACGGATAACCAAAATCAGAGTAGATATTATGCAGCGGATCAGCGAAATCATAGCCACCAGTCAATGAGTTAGTGGTTGATTCTCGCAAGTCGCGCAGACTAAATGATTGATTAGCGTTAGCAATAATTTCTTGCAAACCGCCTTCGAATTCGTTTTGCATTTTAAGCAATCGTTGTTCTTTAGTGGTCGCAGTAGGCTGTCTTCTTAGCTGCATTCCCTGGCCAAATCGCGTTAAATCATTCATTACAATCACCTGTTGTTTGATTTCAGAATAATACACTAGCGGTCAATAGTTGACAATCAGCAACGCTCATTATGAAGGCATCAGCCAGATTTGGCGAATCAATACCGCGTTTTTTCATATCTTCTTTGCTTTCAACCTTCACCTTGCCGTTAGGGTATTGCACCTTTGGACTGCAGAGCTCCATGATCAGCTCGTCTATCCACTCACAACTAGAATCAATACTAATTAATTCTTCTTCGTAATATTCTTTGCCTTCGGTAATCGTTTTATAGGTCTTTCTAAATCGTTCGCGTACTTCCCACCAAGCTTGCGCTTTAGCGTTCAAGAAAAAATCTTTATTAGTGCGGTCTGACCCTTCATACGGTTCACCTTTAGGATTAACCACCGCGCCGCCAGCATTCCAACCGTCGATCTGCATATTATCTGTATCAATCATTTTAATTGCTGTCTTAAAGCCCGCACCACAACCGATAGAGTCATAGATCAGCAGATCAGCGCGATAATCTGATGCAGTGTTAAATGCCCTGGCTGCAGTGATTTCATGATCGCCCTTAGCATTCCACTGGCTGATATGTTGAATGACAGATCCTTTACGACCGACTAACGCATCAGTATCAAACCCCTCGTCAGATACATCACAGCCAAACTGTGTAATGCCTGACGGCTCAAAGCCAAGCACTTTATGAGCATCAACAGCCGCTTTGACCCAGGCAGGATTGATCATTATGCCTTCAACCGCTGCCAGGTAATCTCGATCTACTTCCTGCTTGAATATGTGTAAAACGCCTTTTTCCTCAGCGTCTTCTTTTCGTTTGTTGTACCACGCCTGGTCTTTTCTCGGATCGTCACGCCAATCAAAGAAAAACGTCTTAGTCGCTTTCGATTTAACGCGCTTATAAAACAGATTAGTACCATTAACCGATGACATGTGGATCTGCGAATTAGTGTTATCACCAAGCGCCGCTTCAATGCTTTCTTGCTTCTCACAATGGGCTGATTCATCCACAAAATAAAACAGCTTACGACCGCCACGACCGATGGATGTACCAGCTTCACCTGTGATGACATTACCGTTTTCAGGATTGATGATTTTCTCTAAATTAAAATGCTTCTGTTCATCAAATCCTTTAGGAACCAAAAAACCTGGTAACGCTCTAATTTTGCTTCTAAGCTTTTCAAAGATTGAATCGGGATCA